TCAATCTTTTTCATCAAAAAGTTTATCAAAGTGAGAACTTGCTCGCTGATCCGTTTCTTGCAAAAGATGTCCATATGTATTCATGGTAGTTGTGATATTTGAATGGCCTAATCTCGACTGTATGACTTTTGGATGTTCACCAGCATGAATCAAGAGGGTAGCAGAAGTATGTCTTAAATCGTGAAAACGAATTCTAGGTAAATCGGGATTCTTTTTCATAAAACGATCCCACCACTGACTTATTGAATCTGGACGATAAGGTTTACCAAACTCATTTGAAAAAAGAAAAGTATGTCCTTCCCATATTCGCTCCTCGCCAGCCTCTTCCAGTTGATATTTTTTTACTGCGGCAAGTGTAACTAAATCATTCAGAATATTTGAAGGAATAGTAACTACACGTTTTCTTTTACCTTTTGTTTCTTTTACGATAATTCCATCTCCAGTTAAATTAACTAAAGCTTGTTCTATTAATAAGGTGTTGTTTTCGACGTTTAAATGTTTTTCTTCAATGGCAACTATTTCACCTTGTCGAGCAGCACTTACCACGGCTAGTTCAACTAACAACCGTTTTTCAGCAGTCTCTCTATTATTTAATCGTTCAAACAATAATTTAACTTGTTCCTCGCTGTAGGCCTTACCTTCTTCATATTTGAGTTTAGGTAGTTTTATATTTTTACAAGGACTTTCTTCGATTAAATTCCACTCAACTGCTACATTCATAATACTAGCGAACGCCTTGTAAATATTATGAATAGTGGAAGGGGCTAACTCGCTTTCTTTGCCGTCTAATCTTCGTTTTTTCTTCTGTAAATCACCTACAAAAAACACAACATCTACTTTTTTAATATCCTTTAATTTGATATCACCGAAAATAGGGAGGATGCGTTTTTCTAAATGCGTACAGTTATCGTGAAATGATCGTGCACTATAATGTTGTTTAGCATAATTATCTTTCCATCGTGGAAAAAGATGATTTAATGTAATCGATTCAATATCACTAAAATAAACATCCTTATTTTGCTTCATTTCTTCTTCAAACAGTATGAGTAAACGCGTTGCTTCTTTTTCATTTTTTGCTTCTACATTTTTAGTTTTACGAATACGGCGATTACCTCGATAACCTAAATCTGCGATAAGTTTGAATTTATTCTTACTGATTTTTTGTACATATCCCATTGCTAACAGCTCCTTTCAAGAAGAGTACAATTGCTAAAAAAATGATTGTTAAGATAATGGTGTAGTCTTTTTTGCGCGAAATCATATTCAACATTAAATAGTAGAGAAATTTTATTAATAGCCTTTTCTTCATTTATAGGAAGTTTGATTTTATTTAGCATGAATGTTGGTACACATGCTTGTAGAGCAAAATTATTTGCTTTCCATTCCTGGTACTCTCTAAACAAAGGAGGTGTTTTTGTTTGGTTGCCAGAATGTGAGATTACATGGCCTAACTCATGGCAAAATTCTTGCCATTGTTCCTGCTCAGATAATCGTGAGTCTATATAAATGATGTTGTCATAACTAACTGAATCAATTGGTAAGTAAATAACCTCAAAGCCGAGTTTATGGCCTATTATCATTGGATCCAATTGCTTTGGGTTCATCACATTAATGCTAGTGAATAGATCTTTTATGTAATCTTCTAAATGAGTATAAACGAAAGTCATAACATCCCTCTTTTGCAAACATACGTTCTATTTATGTTAACAAAAAAATTCACCGATGGAAAGGCGAATTTTTAAATGTTTGGAAAACCTACATAAAAATGTAAAATCACTTCTTATTCTCCTGTTGCTTCTTCCACACCTCGTAATAAACTTCGAATTGCTCTAAAGCATCAAGTAAATTTTCTGGTTGGTTTTTGAAAAACAAATTCTCTCTAGTTAAAAAGAAATCAATAACTTCTTTTTGGTATGGACTTAGATTGTTGTAATCATCGTCCGAGATACCAGCTAATTTATAATCTACAGGGTTAGGATTATCTGTAACTCCTAGTAAATAGTCAGTTGTAACATCGAGTATTTTTGATAATAAAACGAGCATTTCGTTCGAAGGCGTGCTATGTCCGTTTTCATAGTTACTTATTGTACCTTTAGTTGTTTGAAGTTTTCCAGCTAACTGTTCTTGCGTAAGTTTTTTTGCTTTCCGAGCAGCCTTTAACCTATGGTTAAACATCATAATCACCTCACTATGTACAAGTAAATTGTACTATCAAATAATGAATATAACTATATTGAAAAGAAAAAGTATGAGATTGTCATACTTTTGTGTTGACGTATGAGAATCTTGTTGTTAATATTAAAGTACAAGTTAATCATACAAAAGGAGGTAAATGGTTTGAAAAACTTGAACTTGATAAATGCGAGAAAAAACAAAAACCTCACTCAAGCGGAATTAGCTGAAATTTTGAAATGCGTTACCAAAGCAGCTATATCTAACTGGGAAACAGGTTATTCTAAACCACGTTTGGAGGTGGCAATGGCTGTATCAAAAATTTTAGAAAAAGATGTAGTCTTTTTATTTGGTTATAATGTACAAGAATCTTGTACTAAGAAGCTAGCCTAACTGTAATTAAATCACCAGTTGATATGTTTATAACTCGAAAGGGGGGTGCAGAAGTGGAACAGAATACACTCAAATCACTACATGATGAACTTTTTAAACGAAGAACAGAGCTTTTTAAGAAAGTTGATGAAGATGTAGTGAATATAATTCTGCAGTCTCTAAGAAAATTGTTAGGTCAATATAATTTTACTGCTGAACAAGTAGAAGCAATATTAAATTATTTTTACTGGTTTCATTATGAGAACGACAATTAAAATTGCCGTCCTCTTGGTTTATCGATTAAGTATTTCCTTAGCTTTTTCGTGAACATCAACAATTGTTAAATTAGGATTTCTTTTTATATAGCCTTCTAGCTCAAGGCGCGGTAATGAAGAATCTAATACTCTAGCAATTTCAAATCCATATAAATGCAGACAAGTAATAGATACATTTTCAAAATTATATCTATTCATTCTTTCTCCAATTAGAAGTTGTAAAAAGATCATCATATCTAAAGCTTCTAATAACTCTTGAGATTGATATTTTTTTTAAAGGGGTTGGCTGTGAAGGTCTTCTAACAAGTATTTTCCTTCACCTAATTTGTAAACAGTCGTAATAATTTCACAAACCATAATATTGTTTAATTTCATATTTCCACCTCCAATCTACCAATATTTTATCAGATTGGAAAATATTAAAACATAGGAGGTTTTATCATGAATCAATTAACAAGAAATATCCCAAGTACAGAGGTAGCTGAAATGGTTGGTCGTGACCACAATGAAGTATTGAAAGATATACGTCGCATCATGAATCAATTAGGAGAGGGGAATTTACCCCAGTCCTATTTCATCGAATCAACTTACACTAATACTCAAAATAAAGAGTTACCTTGCTTCCTACTTACTAAGAAAGGCTGCGAATTATATGGCACTCGTATGACCGGTGAAAAGGGTACTCAATTCGCTGTTAAATATATCGAACGATTTAACGAGATGGAATATCAACAAGTACAAAATGTAGTTCCATTATCAAAAGATCAAGCCCTAGTTACTGTTTTACGTACAACAGCTGACTTAGTTGAAGATACTCAAGCAATTAGAAATGAACAACATGAAATGCGTAAAGAACTATCCCTAATCAATGAAAAAGTAGAAGAACAAATTACTTTAACATCTGGTGAACAACGTACAGTTCAAAAAGAAGTTGCTATCAAAGTCTATGAAATTGAAGATGACACAACTATTCGTCCTAAGTTATTTAGAGAGTTACATCGTGAAATAAAAGATCGTTTCGCTGTAGCTAGTTACAAAGATGTTCGTCGTCAAGATTTACAAATGGTTCTTAACTACATTCGATCATGGGTTCCACGAAAAGTTTCGTAATTAGGAGGTCATTAAAATGAATCTAACAATAAATGAACTAAAAGAAGCGTTACTAAACGCTGAATTAGCCGACTTGTTTCAAAAAGCATATAAGCAGGGTGTAGAGGATGGACGAGAGATAGAAAAAGCAAAATTCGAAAATTCTCTACCACCAAACTTAAAAAAAGAAGATGTAGCTAAAATATTCAACTGCGAATTACCAACAGTAGAAAAAATAATTCGAATGGATGGTTTTCCAAAGTGTTTAGCATTAAGCGCTCGTTATCCAAGAGACAAAGTACTGGCATGGAAAAACAATAATGTGTCATACATGAACTCCCGTCTTGGTATCTATGTGAGTGAAAATGAAAGTCTTAGATTATTAAGAGCATAGGAGAGGCCAGGGCAAATGGCCTCAATGTAAATCAAACTACCAATCTAGTAAAAATCTAAGAGGTAGGGGCAAATCTACCTCTTAACCATTATTATACAGAGAATTTATACAAAGTGCGGTCTCTTACAAGTTAACTTTTTTATGAAATGTGACTTATTCAGATAAGGAAGGAATGGAAATATGACTGTTACTGGAAATTTAGTTGGCGAGGTAATGAAAGAAATTAGGGGTAATGAAACACAATTAAGATTTGGTTTTGACTTTGGAGTAGGGAGAGAGGCCATCTCTAAATATGAAAACGGCCGTAGTAAGGTCCCAGCAGATATAAGTAAAAGCATCGTAGAAAAGTTCGACGATCCTAAGTTTGCACTTGCTGTACAACATCAATATACAGGAACAGGGCCAATATGGTTAAACGGTCCAAATGTAGACCTTCATAGGTGTAGTGTGCGTGAGAAAACAATAGAAGAACTTCAAGAAGCCTTGGATTCAATTATTAGTACAAGCCTAGTCAAACCAAGTGATGCCATCGAGCATTATGAACGAAAAAACATTATGGATATGGTCGAGGAGGCAGTTGAGGCAGCTACAGCACTGGCGAATTTTATCGCAGTTACTACCGAGCACCTTGGCATCAGCTACACAGGGGTTTGGATGGATCACTATAAGTATCTACAGAAAGCAGGATTCATAAAATGATTGAAATAGATGAACAAATCAAATGTGAACAGGCATACATCGAAGATTTAATGACAGAAATTGAAATACATGTACAAAAAGGTCAAATCAACATAGCGATACAACAAGAACGAGATTTACATAATTCGTTGAAACAACTAGAAATACTGCATGAACGTAAACGGTTATGGATAACAGCAGAAGTGTTAAATAAGCGAGGAGTACTAGTTAGGGTGGTGAAGAAGGTTGTGGAAATGGCTTGATAACTATTTTTACTTACCAGAGGACGATGTACCAGAATCTCACAGGAAGTTTTGTATTGGTGCCGTTATTACGATGCTTATTATCGGAGTGCCAATCATCATCACTTGTTGGCAATAAGAAAAGCTGTTTAATCATTGCGGGATTAAACAGCCAATAAACCATGGAATATAGATGCATTATAGCATGAAAATTGAACGTTTGCGAGTGCTATCTCGCTCTAGTCAAGCAGCTTACAGCACCGTCTCCCTACGGTTATGCTTTGCAGTTGTAAGTTGCTTGATGGGATGCCATCAGAAAGAAGGTGAGCACATGCGACAACTTATGGAAGTTGAAAATCCAATGGTATTAGGAACGATTGAAGCCGTAAATAAAATACCTACATTTCGGTATATCGAGACAGAATTTCGTGATATTTACGGTAGCTTAATCGTTTATAACGACGATTATATGGAGTTTCCGAATGGCGATATCGTTCATTTCGACAACATCCATACGTACCTTGAGGGACATTACAATGCGGTATTTTGTACAAAAAAATAAACCACTTTGCAGAGTGGCTTAGGAAAAAATCATTTTTACCATCATATCACGAAAGGAAGTAATTTGCATGGTTTTAGCAAAAATTACAACTGCTGATATGAGTCGTGACGAGTGGTTAGACGCTCGTCGCGCTGGTATCGGTGGGTCAGATGTTGGCGCAATTATGGGATTTAATCAATATAAAAGTGCTTACCAGGTGTTCTTAGAAAAGACTGGTCAATATCATGAGGAAGTTGATAACGAAGCTGTTTATTTCGGGAATGTACTAGAGGATTTCGTTGCTCAAGAGTTTGCCAAACGAACAGGGAAAAAGGTACGGCGATTAAATAAGATGTTAGTCCATCCAGAACATGATTTCATGCTTGCTAACCTTGATAGGGTTGTTGTTGGAGAACGAGCTGTACTTGAATGCAAGACAGCTAGTGAGTATGTAAAAGAGGCTTGGGAAGGTGAAGAAATACCGGCAAGTTACTTATGCCAAGTCCATCATTATCTAGCTGTTACAGGCTTTGAAAAGGCTTATATCGCAGTATTAGTTGGTGGCAATAAATTCATTTGGAAAGAAATCGAACGTGACGAGGAGTTTATTCAAATCCTCATAGATCGAGAGAAAGACTTCTGGGAGAATCACGTTTTAAAATATATTGCTCCACCAATTGATGGCTCAGATGCAACTAATGATTTAATCAAAAAAATGTACCCACAAGATGATGGTACGGCCATCATGCTCACGAAAGATGATGATGTGCTACTGGATGCTATCGATTCCATTTCAAGCGAAATTAAAGCGTTAGAGCAGCAAAAGAAAGAGTACGAGAATCAACTAAAGCTCAAACTCGAAAACGCTGTAGAGGGTCATACACCACGCCATGAAGTGACATTTAAAACGATTGTCTCTAATCGTATAGATAGTCAGCGTTTGAAAAAAGAAGCGCCTGAAATCTACGAGAAATACACGAAACAATCTAAGTCGAGAAGATTCAACTATAAAAAATTGGAGGCTTAATAAATGGCTACTACAAATGAATTAAAAGCAAAGTCACAAAATCAAGTATCAAAGCAAGCTTCTCCTGAAACATCCTTAAATGCTTTGTTAAAAAAGATGGGTCCTGAAATCCAACGTGCTTTACCAAAACACATGGACGCTGATCGAATTGCTCGTATCGCTTTAACAGCAGTTCGAACAACTCCAAAGTTACTGGAATGCGACCAAATCAGTTTTGTAGCTGCGCTTATGCAATCAGCTCAACTAGGTGTGGAACCAAATACAGGGCTTGGACAAGCCTATTTAATCCCTTATGGAGGCAAAGTACAGTTCCAACTAGGATACAAAGGCTTAATCGATCTAGCTGTGCGTAGTGGTCAGTACAAGGCTATTTATGCACACGAAGTATATGAAGAGGATAAATTTTCGTTTGCATACGGATTACACAAGGATTTAGTGCATGTGCCATCAACAAATCCAGAAGGTGAGCCAATCGGCTACTATGCTGTATACCACTTGAAAAACGGTGGATATGACTTTGTGTACTGGACACGCGAGCATATTGATAAGCACGCCAAGACCTTCTCTCAAGCTGTTCAGAAAGGTTGGACAAGCCCTTGGAAAACGAACTATGACGCGATGGCTAAGAAAACTGTACTGAAAGAAGTATTGAAGTATGCTCCTAAGTCAATTGAGTTACAGAAGGTTGTAGAGGCAGATGAAACGATCAAAACCGAGGTTTCAGAGGATATGAGCGATGTAATCGACGTAACAGATTACTCAGTTATTGAAGAGGAACCTACTCAAGAGGAATTGATTATTGAACAGTAACGTACCCACAAAGTTCTTCTGCCTGCTTGGATATTTGAGCGGGCGAAGGATAACGATGAAATCAGACGCTTGGTGTTGGATTACATGACTAGGTATCCAAACTATCGAATTATCAAAGTGAGTGGTAGTTTTGCAGTTTGTGAAAAGTTAGAGAGCTTTTTATAGAAGCTCTCCATACTACATTATTTTTCTAACTTATCAGCAATTCTTAATAGAATTTCAGTTTGTTCTTTTTGGATATTAATGATTTTAAACACGAACCAGACTATAAATACTACTGGTACAAGATAAAAAACTAATAAAAAGAAAATAGGTATAATTCCTAATAATATATCCATAACTGTATAAAAACCTCCTTGCTGGATTATTGTACCATAAAATAATTGAATATTTGAGGTCAATTTTAGGCCAGTAATTTAAGATTTTAAATTTGAATATTGAAAATATGGAGGGTTGAACATGAACAAAAATTCTAAATTAAAGCTTGAACAAATTCGGAAAGTAATAATGAATGAAATCATTGCTCGAAGAACTAATCAACAATTAGATACAAATACAGCTTTTAAATTTATTCAAGAAATCAATAATGCGACTTATAAAGAGCTTCAAACTCTAGCAGTAGAATCAGTAATTCATAACAAAAAGGTCAGTGATTTATTTATCGATGGCACACCACTGCCATTTTAGGAGGGGCGAGGGCAAATGGCTAAATACAGATACGTCTACACAACTTTTTGGAACGATCCTCGTGTAGTTGAGGAAATGACAGCAGAGGACAAGTACTTTTTTCTGTATTTGTTGACAAATGAAAGCACGACTCAAATTGGCATCTATCAAATTACAAAAAAACAAATAGCTTTCGATATGGGCTACGCAATGGAAAGTGCAGGTGCCTTACTACAACGCTTTAGGGACCACCATAAGATCATTAAATACAACGAAGAAACTCGTGAAATAGCTATTAAAAACTGGGGAAAATACAACTTGAATCGTGGGGGCAAACCTATTCTTGATTGTGTGAAATCAGAGTTAAAAGAAGTGAAAGATACTTCATTAATTCGATGGGTAGGCGAAGGAATCTTGAATGATTCTGTACGTATCGTCTACGAGTCGTACTACGATACGTCACACGATACGTATAACGATTCGTCTATAAATGAAGAATCCAGTAATGATGCGGGTTCTTACGATACGTCGACGATAAGTGGACAAAAAGAAAAAGAAAATAAAAAAGAAAAAGAAAATAAAAAAGAAAAACAAACAACAGAGGGTGAAGTCGGTCAGTCGTATGTCACTGAGGAACAATTAACTTTCTTAACTAAATTCTATGACGAAAATATTCAAAGAGCATCTGGCTATATTTGCGAATGCATAGAACACATGGCACATGAAAATGATCCAGCGCTTGTTTATGAAGCCATGAAAATTACTGCTCTGCAACAACCAAATAAACCAATGCAGTATACAGAACGAATATTAGCAAACTGGAGAAAGGATTTTATAACAAATGTTGATCAACTAAAGGCCAAGGAAGAAAGGGAGAAAAATAAACGACAGCAATCAAGCCAATCGCCTTATCAAAAATCCAAAGGACGTACAGAGGTAGTACCAGAGTGGTTTGCTAATCGAAATGATAGTGAAGAACCAAAGTCAGCTACTGATACTACTAGCAACACGATAGATTTCGAAGCTGAGAGACAAAAGGTCTTAGAAATGCTGGGGAAAAAGGAGAGTGTAAGCAATGGCTGAAAAAGTGAAGGTTAGTCATAAATCAATTAAACAAATGTATCGTGATAATTACGAAACAGCTTGCACAACACCAAAAGTTATTGAGCAGCACCGTTCGTTAGGTGTTATGGATAGCATTATATTCACGTTAAATGCTCTTAATATCAAAGTCGATGGAGTGAATACAAATGAGTGAAAAACTAAAACGGTGTAAAGCATGTGATGAAACATTTGTATGGAATGATGACGTAATTCTTGTAAATGATGAAATTTACCACAAAGATTGCGTAATATCCAACAGGATATTACGCAATGTTAGATGATGAACCTTTAGGAGAAACGGAAAATGATGATGGCAGCAGTGCTTATGACATTCTAGATGAAGGTGAATATGAGGAGGAATCGGCATGAGTAGAGAGATTAAGTTTCGAGCGTGGGATAAGAGTTCTGAATATATGCATTCAAATGTTCAAAGTGGAGTTTATGAAGATCCTGACGATTGGACAGAATTCAATACGGTTTTAGGTTTAGAATGTTTTGAAGTAATGCAATACACAGGCTTAAAGGACAAGAACGGCAAGGAGATTTTTGAGGGGGATGTTTTATACCACCACACTCTAAGTGAAAGTTATGTAATCAAAAATGATTTTAAAATATTGGCGCAGATTTCAGATTTTAGCAGAAATTATATCGAAGTCATCGGCAACATCTACGAAAACCCTGAATTATTGGAGGCAACAGCATGATTAACCGAGTCGTATTAGTTGGCCGACTTACAAAAGATCCAGAGTTGCGTTATACACCAAATGGAATTGCATCTTGTCGCTTCACGGTTGCGGTAAATAGGGCATTCCAAAATCAACAGGGTGAACGTGAGGCAGACTTTATAAATTGCCAAGCATGGCGTAAACATGCAGAGAACCTAGCAAACTTCATGAAGAAAGGTAGCTTAATAGGCTTGGAGGGCAAAATCCAAACAGGTAGCTACGAGGGGCAGGATGGAAAGCGTGTGTTTACTACTGATGTGGTAGCCGACAGTATCCAATTCTTAGAGCCAAGAAACAGCACAGGAGGCTCACAGGGCACATCAAACCACGAATCTAGTACAAATACAGGTGGACAGCATCAAGGCAGTTCACAGGGGCAATATGGCGGTAATAACAACCAGCCAAGTTATACAAGTGCAGATGAAGATCCGTTTGCTAATAGTAAGGGGCCGATTGAAGTTAATGAGGATGATCTCCCTTTCTAAATAAATAATCGAGGTGATAAAAATGGTACCACTAAAGAAAATCACCAAGGCCAGAACATCACGAGAATTAGAGCGAATGATTGAAGATGACAAGGAAAGAGGTTGGAATGTAGCGAGTAAGGTTAATCATTTTCCGTATCATTCAAGACCATATCAAGTACTAATGACATTTGAAACAGATAATGAGCAAGTTAGTTTATAACATACACGCTGCTGGTAGAACGGCATTAGGTTGTTTTATCAGCAGACTTCTAAGAGTGCTAATAAGGATGTGAAGGAATGAAAAGAATTTTAAATTATCCTGGTTCTAAATGGACCATGGCAAATTGGATTATTGACCACATGCCAGCTCATGAAGTTTATCTAGAGCCTTTCTTCGGAAGTGGGGCAGTGTTCTTCAATAAATCAAAAAAAGTAGTTGAAACAATCAATGACATTGACTACAGGCTTATAAATTTATTCACTCAAATGCGTGATAATCCATCTGAATTAGCTCGTCTTACACATTACACTTTGTATTCTCGAAAAGAGTATGAACTATCACAAGAAAAATCATCGGATCTCTTAGAGGATGCTCGTAGAATGTTAGTTCGTTGCTGGATGGCTATAGGGGGCAAAACTAATTCTAATGTCGGGTGGCGTAGAAATGTAAGTGAAAATGGACCATACAACACGTATGAATGGCACGATTTACAAAACCGGATATTTAGTGCTGCAGCTAGATTAAAAGATGTACAAATTGAATGTAAGGATGCTATTCAGCTTATTAATGAGTACAATCGACCGAATGTACTAATCTATGCTGACCCACCTTATGTGCATTCATCTAGGGTATCAAAGCATTACGAAAACGAATAATCAGATACAAATCACATTCAGTTACTGCAGACGCTAAAGGAACATCAAGGTCCAGTATTACTTTCTGGTTACGATAGTGATCTTTATAAAGAATATCTAGAGGGATGGAATCACAAGACCTTTGAAATAAAAACAGGATTCACTGGCGATAAACGAAAGACTGCAGTTGAAGTTTTATGGATGAATCCAATAGCTTTTGAAAATACAAAACAGATGACTCTTTTTGAAATCGTATAGGAGGGCAAACATGAACGTACTCACAATTGAAATACCAGGAGTCATTCACCCGCAGGAGCGACCTCGTTTTAGTAGACGTGGCAAGAATGCTGTTACACATGATGCACCAAAGAGCAAGAACTTCAAGGACTTTGTAAAGCTTGTAGCATGGCAAAATAAGCCGTCTGAATTGATTACAGGGCCGATAAAGCTACAAGCTGATATTTATCTGATGCCACCTAAGAAATACCATACAGGACCCAAAAGAGCACTAATAGCTAGTGGTGAGTTACGACCTACAACCAAACCTGATGCAGATAACCTGATTAAGGGCATAAAGGATGGTATGAGTAAAATCATCTGGCATGATGACGCACAAATTGTTGAACTAAATGTTAGTAAGTTTTATTCAGAGCAGCCAAGGGCAGAGGTGACGATTGAATGGGGTGCTTAACGGAAGGCAAGGAAGTCAAACAACGTAGAGCCAGGCTAATCAATCAACAGGACCATATAGCTTTTCTAAAGTGTAAAGGGTGCCCGAAAAAGAGAGCCTATGATCCTACCAAGAAATGCAGAGGATGCAAGACTTATAGGCAATTACGGAGCATCGGCAAAGAGCTGGAGCAGATTAGTAATTTGCGTAGGTGGGGTAAGTGAAGAATTGAAAGATATTGTGCAGGAAGGAGAACTGATTATGAAGTTCCAAAAGAAATCCAAGAAGCAATTAAAATAGCAGGAGAATCTTTTCGAATAGCGAGAGATAATGAAAAGATTGTTAGAGATTGGCTTGATAGCAAAGGGTGTGAGGAAAATGATACAGTGGCAGACCAATTTATTGACTGCATCGAATGTGGAAGTAACTGTCCAAATCTATTTATAGAATTTCTTAAATCATACTGAACAATATGAGGAAAGAAAAAAGTTTGGAGGGATTTACCTACCAAACTTAGCTCGAGATCTTCTTGGAAATAAAATTACTATAGCAAATACGACTATGAGAATTATCCAAACTGGTTTAATAGGGTCTACAAACGCTTCCCAAAGAGCAGAAATTATCTTAGCCATACTTTCTAATATAAATGATAAATCGAACATAATTCACCAACTTCCTTTTTACCCAAATTATAGCATATTAGTAGATTTAGAAAAGAAAAAGCCGCAGCGTTTGCACACGCTACAGCTCGAATTGGTTTATGCCCTTCTAGGCTAGTTAGATAAGTCATTATACCATACCTTCCGGTGTGGGCATAGGAGGGCAAAACTATGTTAAAAGAGAAAACACAACTAAATCGCTACCAGCTAGATAATGCAATTAAGAAGTACCATGACAACATGTGCAAGTACATGAGAATGAAGGACGAGTTAGATTCTTTAACTGCTACAGCATCTATAGCAAAGTATGGTATTGAGGCAACAATGCCAAAAGCTGTAGGAAGTACAAGTGATCCAGTACATGCTCATGTTCAAATCAGAGCTTCGCGAGAAGTGCGTATTAACAAAATTAAAGATGAATTACTAATGGTTCAAAATCTAACTAAAAAAGTTACTGGCGACATTGAGCAAGAAGTACTTTTTTGGTTGTTAGAGGGCATGCCTTTCCGTTGGATTGGTGCAAAGCTTAATATGAGCCATACAAGCGTACAACGTGTAAGGGAACGAATATTAGACATGATGTCGAATTGACGTTCATATAGCTTTTATAATAAAAATCCCCCTTTAGTTTTGTAAAACCAAAAAGGGGGTTTAGAAATAAAACAGATTGCAGATAAAACTCCGTCAAATTTATTCGGCAACTATTTTATTACTACTATAAACAAGGTTATCATCAATATAAATACAAATCTTAGCTATAGGTATATGCTTTAGTTTATCTTTGGAGAAGTGTTCGAGATATATTTCATTTTGATTAAATTCAAAGCCATAAGTTTCACCTGTAATTATTAATTCATTGGATAGTGTGTGTATTAATATTTTTATGTGCCTTTGATATTCATCTGGATTAAAAATTTTTATTTTTAATTTTTCAAGTGTAAGCTCAACTGACTCTATTATTAAGTGTTTTTTAATAAACATATTTTGTAGTGCAGAATTTTTAATGACTACAATTTTTTCCTTGTATTTAGATAATGTAGCAGGTGAAAGTAAATCTATAAGCGTTTCCTTTTCTGCGATAGTACGACATACAATGTGATTTAAATCCTTTAGATCACATTGATTAGGGATAATTAACTCAGCTTGACGATTTTTTTTAATGAAGCCTTCCGTGTCTGGGTTGTAAGACCCTTTATGATAGATATACTTAAATGGTGCTTGTATAAAATCTTCAATTGTATCGTATATTTCAACATTATTACTTGCCAATCCTTCGTATGTGAATTGTGAATCTTTTCTTTCTAGCATTTTTATACTATCAAATAATAAGAATACTGGAATTGGACAATGTGCTTGATGGTCAATATGAATTTCGTCTTTTGCTCTTATACCTTCATTACGAAACTGTGTGGGTGTTAATGGACGAAAGTAAAATCTTACAAAATTTTTTATATCATTACTAGTACCATTCATAACAGGTTCACTTGCATTATTATTTCTCATAAGGTCTAATAGAATTGCCATATTTCGACTATACAAATAACCAGATTCCAATATATTGGCAATATTTTGTACATCACTAAAATGATAAATATAATCCTTCCACCATTCACAATTATAAGGTAAAAATTTTGTTACAAGATCGCTATTTATAATTTGTTGGTATGTTAGAATAGTACTATTCATGTAAAAATCACCCCTAATTACCTATGTTGATATATGATACCATGTTATCACAATCGAGTAATTAATATCCATATAAGGAGTTCATTTAAAATGATTGAATTCAGAAAAGCTAATTTTTTTAATGAAATAAATAATTTTGAGGCTATTATAAATACAGTTAATTGTGTAGGCGTAATGGGAAAAGGAATAGCTCTTGAATTTAAAAAAAGGTATCCTGAAAATTTTATAGCTTATAAAAAAGCCTGTCAGTCTAAAGAATTAATAATTGGTAAAAGTCTGGTTTTCCCTATAATGGATGATTTAAATACTAAATTTATTATTAATTTTCCTACCAAATTACATTGGAGAAATCCCTCGAAAATTGAATACATTGAACAAGGATTAGATGATTTAGTTGAAATAATCAGAGACAAAAAAATTAAATCCATTTTAATGCCTGCATTAGGATGTGGTAATGGAAATCTTGATTGGGATATTGTAAAACCTTTAATTAAGAAGAAACTAGAACACTTAAATGATATTAAAGTAACGGTCATTGAGCCAACACCAACAGTAAATACAAAATTAAAGAAACCTAGACTTACAACAACTAGGAAAAAGCTGCTGCTTTTAATGAATGATTATAATAAAAGTTCATCTAGTAGTTTAATAACATACAAAGAAGTAAACCTATTAAGTTATTTACTGACATATGTAGATCCAAAATTAAACCTTGATTTTTCACTTTCATCAGTTGGTCCATATTGTAAAGATATTAATTCTATTTTGCTTAGTTTAAATGGATATTATATTAGCCCGCTGAAAAACAATACATCGAAAAATTCAACACCTATTAAAGTTAATACAATAAACTTTCCCAAAAAAACAGAAGTGCTACAAGATAAAGATTATTTAGAAGTAAAAGAGCTTATTAAAGGTTTTGAAAACCCAACGGAATTAATGTTACTTTGTGTAGTACATTGGTTTAAATTTAATGAGGGTGCATCAGAAGAGAATCTGTTGAATAAAGTTCATGATTGGTTAAAATGTAGCTCCGATTTAAATGTAGAGGATAAATTAATTAATAAAGCTATTAATAGAATTATCAAAATATCAATTAACACTACAAACCTTAAATTAGACTTGTAAAAATTTAAGTGTTTAAATCTTACGTAGGTGCCAAATGTTCCAAATGTGACGGATGTTCCAAACGTTCCAAACGTATCATTTTAAGTATTCTAGAGTGTAAAATTGGAGGCAGGACGGTGCGGTAAGGTTTTCCTCTATTGGTATTTATAAAAAACTAAATATTAGGGAAAGACGGACCGACGACCGACCCGCGCTGAACAAACTTGTTCGGAGCATGACATACCCGGCCGGCCCATATTTTTTAAGAGATTAGGTATCTTAATTAATATAAAAGGCTAATTGCTTAAGTAAGTTCGAAATCATATTGAGCATAATTCTCTTTATACATGAAACCACTCAAAATTTATGAGTGGTTTTTTCTATTGAAAAAAGAGGATTGTTCAATTATTTACAAGGAGGAATCAAAGTGTAGTTCAACAAAGCAGGATCCTACAAAAAAATTCCATGAGGTGAAGAAAACATGACAACAATTAATACATTAACTGAAGCTACAAGATTTTTTAACGAACAATTCCCTGAAGGTACATCTTACAATTCAACATACTCAAATGTGGTAGCAATTCGAACAGGCAGTGCTAATCAAGGTGTGGATCTACGATTCCAACGTTTAGGAAATCAACTACAATTTCTAACTAGTCTGTATGATAAATCAACAACAACTTCAGTGAAAAATAATGCGAAAACAGCAATCCTTGCTACATTAAAAGCAATGGAAAGCTTAAAAAATAGCTCTGGACAGTCCTTACTTTCAACTAATGCTAACCTTGGTGGTTCACCAGCAGGTGGTATTGTTTTAGCAGGTTTAGTTATGGCTCGTAAAGGTGTTTATTACAGTTTAGGGACAGCTGATCAAAGCCGAGTGGCTTCAGCTACAATTTCGATGGCAAATCAAATTGCAACTTGGATTGATAGTTCTTCAAATCCAAACTATGCAGCTTTAGATTTAGCAGTTAATAGTTGGAGAAATCAGAAGTACGGAAATTTTGCGCTAAATGGACCAATCCTACATGCAGGTGGTTTAGCATTATATTCTGATTTAATTACATCACACACTTCTGCATCACAGTATCCAAAGTATAATGCGTTATATAAATTTGGTACTTATGTTTTTGATAAATGTGCAACTCTTGATGCTACTGGAACTAAAGCATCGATTGCTATCGGTGGTGCTAATACTCCTCCAAAATACGGTCGTAAGTTCTTCCCATCATCAGGCTATAATAGCTATGTCGGTATGGGTCTAGCATGGTTAGCTCACGGTATTGTTTACACAGGGTCTTTATCAACAATTCCTGGATCCCGACTAATCAGTGACTCGAAGAAAATCGGTAACTTCTACAAAGGCGTATTTGACGCTCAGCCAAACAAGAAAGCTTATGAACTAAGTGAACCAGCTGACTTTACAGGTAAAAAGTTAACAGAAAGTACTATTCAAGCAGTTGTAGCTTTAGGTTATTCTCGAACAGAAATTGACGACATGCTTGCTACACACACAGCTAGTACAACGGGTTACTTATATGCTCAAGCATGGAATGGTGACCAGACTTTCTTGGTAGCCCTAGATAAAGCTGTACGAACAGCTGGCGAAACAGTATTCGTAGGTACAGAATCAACTAATGGTTCATCTGTAATCGTGGCTTATTCTCGTACAGGTGAAGCTGCTGCTCACCGAGCAATGGCAGGTTTTGCAGGTATGCTTCAACGAGGTATCTCAACAGTTACAGACGGTAAGTAATTAAATTAATTTATTTAAAAAGGTCGCGTTCTTCTGAACGTGGCTTTTTCTTTTGCTTTGAAAACTGCATCAAACAGCCAAAACACTTTGTGATTAGAGGGCGGAGTTTGGTGTGGTTTTGAGAGCAAAAAGTTATTACATATATTTCATCTTCTAGTTTATGATTTTGTTGGAGGTGGTAAAATGTTAGGGTTTACAGAGAGACAATTAATGGATTTGCTTAAGAAAGTGGATATACAAGAAGAACAAAAAGAAGCAATCGCTAATATTGTTGCATTAAATAATCAAGAAATCGATAAGCAATTAGAACGCAGTGTTTTAAGCGTTATTGATAAGAAACTCAAGAGCGATTTACGATTAAGTTATAAATAAGAATTTAAAAACACCCATTCAGGGTGTTTTTATTTTTCTTTGAAAAGTGTGCAACAATCATAGTTTCCTCACATTTTTTCTTAAACATGAAGATGATAAAAGAAGAACCAATGGCTCTTCTTATTATTTTCTGTTTTCTTCTAGGGCTTTTACAATAAATAACCCGCCAATTGCAATTATAATTAATGTTAATAAAAGTAGGAAGAAATATCCCAAGAAATAAATTGTTGTTAATACTAAACCTAGCCCTAAAATTGCAGTAAATATCAAGTACCATGTTTGATACTCGTCTCGCTCTCTGATTGAGAAATAAATAAAACTTATACCTAATGTCAAAACGATTATAGAAGATATGAGGTTTAAGAACATGCCACCTAAGTAAGGTCCAGGACTATCGAGATAGTACTTACTAAGTTCGATAAATGTTTCAGGTTTAGGTAATTCCCTATTAAAATTGAAACTATACCAGCTTATTATTGCACTAAATATTACTCCAAAAAGTACATTGATTTTATTGGAGGTAAGCTCCAACAGGATATTTGTGTAACCACGAATCAAAGGCATTAAATCAACCCTTTCGATATTTTTTTGTATTATAATGTAAAATTCGATAAAAACTACTCTTTTTCCTGCTAGTATAAATACAATTTTCAATTAATGATTGGAGGTAGGTGTAATGTAAATGAAATGGTTGGAAATAAGAAAAGAATATGAATCTACTTTTATTACATTAAAATCTTTGGCTGATAAATATAACATAAAACTCGGTACATTAAAGAGCCGTAAGAGCCGTGAGAAATGGTTTAGGGATGCAACTGAAAAGGATGCAACCAAAACAGTGAAGGTTGCAACCATTGAGAAACAGGTAGGAGCCCCGAAAGGCAATGATAATGCTAAGGGGAATAGAGGTAATCCCAATCCAACACCTAAGTTTCCGAAACGCAACTCAATCGTA